ATAAAGTAAAAGTAAAAAATTTTTAGTTTTTTCAGTTTGACCTTGACCTAGTAATATGTTATAATAACACAAATGTATGTTACCTGAGATTAGTAGTTCACTTACCTCTGATTGTATACGATGTAAAACTATTCTCATAATGAGTTTGAAAGAAAAGATTATAAATGAACTACATCAACCAGCGAGAAGAAGATTTCCTCGTAGAGCTACTGTATTGAAAGGAATAAACGATTTGTATCAAGCTGATTTAGTGGAGCTCAGGTCATATAGTAGAATTAATAGAGGATATAAATATATATTAACAGTTATAAATTGTTTTAGTAAAGTAGCTGATGCTTTACCATTAAAAGATAAAACTGCGAAATCCGTTACAAATGCTATGTTAAAAATTATAAAGCGAAACAAAAATACTATAAAACATTTACAGACAGATGATGGAAAGGAATATTTTAATAACTCTTTTAAATTGTTAATGAAGAAGTATAACATAAACCATTACTCAACAAAAAGTGAAATGAAAGCTTCTATCATAGAAAGATTTAACAGAACATTAAAAGCTGCAATGTTTAAAATGTTTTCTAATAGAGGAAAATATCTTTGGTATGATATATTGCAATCTCTTATAAACGAGTACAATAACAAGTATCATCGAACTATTGGTATGAAACCAAAAGATGTAAGTAGTCAAAACGAAAGTGCAGTAAAAGAAAGGATAAAGTTGCAAACCCAACCAAAATCGGAATATCGATCTTCTAAAAGGTTTTTTGTCAACGATAAAGTAAGAATCAGTAAGCATAAAGGAGTTTTTGATAAAAGGTATTTTCCTAATTGGAGCAATGAAGTATTCACAGTGTATAGAGTGCAACCTACATTACCTGAAACGTACATCTTAAAAGATAAGAAAGGAGAGATACTGCAAGGAGGATTCTATGGACATGAATTATTGAAATCTGCTGTAGGAGATGTGTACCTGATAGAAAAAGTATTAAAGAAGAAGAATGATAAGTTGTTAGTACGATGGATAGGTTTCGATAAAACTCATGATTCTTGGATACCAAAATCTGAAATAGTAAATTAAACTATTTAATGTAAGACAAATAGTTAGTATAAATCTCATTGTGAGTATTCATCGGGTAACCATTGTTCTATGATGAAGGTTATACAGCAAAACGAAAGGTTTGATGTAAAAAATATTGATAATTTAACAGTGGAAAACGAAAGAGCAGGAGATGGAAAACATGGTCATCTTCTACCAAATACTATTCGTTGTATCATAAGTGGACCTTCCAACTGTGGTAAAACAAATGTGTTATTCAATTTGATAACACAACCAAACGGATTAAAGTTTAACAACGTTTACATTTTTTCAAAATCGTTGTTTCAACCAAAATATCAACTTCTAGAAAAGATAATTACAGATGTTGATGAAGTTAATTTATTTAAATTTGATTCTAGCGACTCTGTTATACCTCCAGATCATGCTTTACCATATTCAATTTTTGTATTCGATGATGTTTCTACTGAAAACCAGGAAGTAATCAGATCTTACTTTTCAATGGGAAGACATAAAAATATAGACTCTATATATATAGGGCAAACATACAGTAAAGTACCGAAACAATTAATAAGAGACAATGTTAACCTTTTAGTTATATTTAAACAAGATGACACTAATCTGAAACATATATATAGAGAACATGTAGGATGTGACATGACGTATGATCAAATGAGAGAGATATGTGCACAAGCGTGGAAAGATAAATACGGATTTTTAGTTATTAGTAAAGAAAATGATAAAAACAACGGTCGTTACAGAATTAAATTTGATAAGTTTATTCATATACCATAACATGGTGTGTTATATACTTATTATTATTGTACTCATAGAAGTATAAACATGATTAACCAAGAACAATTAATTAAAGAGATAAAGTATTTAAGCGAAAGTATAAGAAGAAAACATAGAGCATTAAAGCTAGGTGTCAGTGAAAGGGAGAAATTCTTAGAAGATACTTTTAAACCTGTAATTAAACCTATAATGGAAATAGAAAAGAAAATACAAACAGTTATGCCTTTAGAGAATAAAGAAGATAGTTTCATAGAAGAAAGGAAAATACAATCAGTTATACCTGTAGAGAATAAAGAAGATAGATTCATAGAAGAAGAAGAAGAAGAAAACAAAACAACATCTACTATTGATGGAGAAAAAGAAGAAGAAGAAGAAGGTTCAAGTAACTTAAGTATATTAGCTCAAAATATTCCTAGTAAAAGTTTACTTGCAAGAAAATATTATTTAAAAATGTTACATGCAGCTCCAACTAGCAAAAAGTATCATATTTACGGAGCTAGGATGACTGATAACGGATTATATATAGGAAATAGTATAATTAACGTTACTCCAACAAATGATATTTATATAGGAGGTAAAAAGTACAAAGGAACAAATGGGTTGTTTGAACTAATATTTAAACAAGAACCAACAAAATATAATGAGAATGATTTAAAAACGTTTAAAACTATATGTGAAGAGACAAACGCACATAGAAAGGCATACAGTAATAACAACCCTGTGTATAGAAACAGATCTAAGAAATATAGATTAATAATTTCAAAGTTATTCCCTACAAGACTTAATAAACAAGTTGAGGGAAGTGGAGTTGGAATAAAAAACATGTATGATACAAATATAATATATTATAATAATATAAATAAGTTAGTAGATCGATTAAGATTGTTATATGAAGCTGTTCAAGCAGGACACACAGGTGTTGATAATGAAATCATTGCATTAACTGAAGAATTACGTAGTAGAGGTGTTATAGAGTAAACGTAAAGTATAAAGAAGTAAGATAGTTATCTAATTGCATCATTCATGAAAGAATTGATGAGAAGGAAAGAGATAGTATATATATAAAAGAGTTATGTATATTGAATCCAGTAATAAACGGAGAACGTTGAAGAGAGGAGGAGGACTTGCTGCTTCAGCATTATCATTTGTTAAACGTGTAATTCCGGTAGGAACTGTCGTTAATAGAGTTATTGATGCATTACCTGTTGAATTACATATACCAGGAGGATACCAATATTGTGGTCCAGGTACTAAGTTAAAAAAAAGACTTGCAAGAGGTGATCCTGGAATAAACAAATTGGATGAAGCATGCAAAGAGCATGATATTGCTTATTCAAAAAGTGTAGATTCACAGTCGAGGTCTATAGCAGACAGAGTTCTAGCAGAAAAAGCTTGGCAAAGAGTAACTTCTGGAGACGCTAGTATCGGAGAACGAACTGCAGCACTAGGGGTTACAGCAGCCATGAAGGCGAAAACAGCAATAGGTGGTAGTTATAGATGTAAAAAAAGGAAAGGAGGTAAACGAAAAACAGGTGGTACAATTAAAAGAAGAGGAAAGAAGATCAATCCTTTTAATTCAAGAAAAAAAAAGTTGTCTACACTTTGGAGAGTAACAAAAAGCGGCAAAGGACTGTACCTGCGTCCATACAATGCATATTAAATAAAGATTTACAACTTATAACACCTAATAGAGCATTAAGTAACTTAGATTTGCATAAATATGCCAGATGTTTGAAAATCCCTTTCTTTAGAGGAGTCTACATGAAAGATGAATTACCGAAAAATATATGGAAGAATGAAACTGCGATAATCAATTTAGATAAATCAAGCGGTCCTGGAACTCATTGGGTGTGTTATAAAAAACTACTTAATTCTGTTTATTATTTTGATAGTTACGGAAATATACCGCCTCCAAAGGAACTAATTAAATATTTCGGATCTAAATTGAAAGTGTATTATAATCATAACAGAGAACAACCGGACAACTCATTGATTTGCGGCCACTTATGTTTAGAATTCTTGAAAAGATCAATCAGTTATATGTAAGATGTCATCGTATACAGTGTCTGTTAACGGTAAAGGGTCAACTCTTAGAACAGTGTTGTTTCCAGCAATAACGCTGTCTAAAGATAGAGAATGGGAAGCTGCCTTACTAGATTTCACAACATATAACTCTATTCCTAATATATCGGAAGGTGAAAACAATAAGTTACATTATTATAAAACAAAACAAAACGATGGATCATATTCAGAATTAGAAGAAATAAGTTTAAAAACAGGATCCTATGAAATAGATGATATCAATGAAATATTACAAGAGCAGCTTGGTGCAGACAACATTAAGTTGGTAGCAAATAACAACCTTTTACGATCAGAACTTAAATCGCGTTATTATATAGATTTCACTAAAGAACATTCTATCGGTAGTTTATTAGGATATCATGCAACTACATCTATTCTTGAGAAAGATGTAACACATCTAAGCTCTGATACAGTTAACATAATAAAGGTAAACTCTATAAATATAACTTGTAATATTATACATGGATCGTACAAGGATGGTAGTAATCAACATATTTTACACACTTTTTATCCAACAGTACCACCTGGGTTCAAAATTGTAGAGAAACCTCATAACCTAGTATATCTACCTCTAAACAGTATTCACGTGTCAGATATCGTTCTGAACGTATTGGATCAAGACGGAAACGCAATCGATTTTCGAGAAGAAGTTGTTTCAATACGGATACATATCAAACCTGTGTTGTAAAAGATGGGAATATCATTTATTAATACTGCAAACAAAAATAAAGGAATCAGTCAAGAGAGGTCTACTGAAGAGTTAACAAGTGAGAACATATCTTTCTTACTCCAGTTAGGATTTAAAGTAAAAGAAAATGGAAATATTAGATATAACCAACGGTCCGGTATTCGACGAGACATTATGGGAGAAAGAGTACCACACCCACAACCCTTACGCTTCCTCGAAATTAGAAAATAACGATGAAATAAGAATACCAATACAGCAACAAGATGTATATACATTACCTTGTGAAAGTTATCTATATATAGAAGGGAAAGTGACAAAGAAGGATGGTAAAGAAGGTACAACAGTTCCGTTTATCAATAACCCTATGTCATATTTATTTGAAGAGATCAGATATGAAGTATCCGGTATAAGAATAGATTCTACTAAAAAGTTAGGAGTATCTAGCACATTGAAAGGGTTAGTATCATTTTCTCCAAGTGAAATCAATTGGTTAGAATCAGCTGGTTGGGTTTTACCAGGTAAATCAGAGATAATTCCTGATAATAAAGGATATTTTGACTTTTGCTTACCATTACGAATGTTATTAGGGTTCGCTGAAGATTATAAAAGGATATTAATCAACGTGAAACAAGAATTAGTATTGCTTAGAACAGCTACAAATAAAGATATTATTAAAGCATCAGATACTACAGAAGCCGTCACTGATGCTAACCTAGATTGGAAATTAGAATTAGAAAAAATAGTATGGAGAGTTCCACATCTACGTTTAGCAGATGAACATAGAATTACATTATTAAAACAGTTAAAGTCAGATAGAGATATTGTTGTTCCTTTCAGGAGTTGGGAAATGCATGAGTATCCAGTACTTCCACAGAGTCAACGTCAGTCATGGTCTATAAAAACATCAAGTCATTTAGAAAAACCTCGATACGTTATTTTTGCTTTGCAAACAGGGAAAGCAAATAATTTGAAGGGTAACGCTAGCCTATTTGATTCATGTAATCTAACAAACATTAAGCTGTTCTTAAACTCACAGTTTTATCCATACGATAATCTGTCAGTTTCATTTAATAAAAAGAGATACTCTGTTCTATACGATATGTATTCCAGATTTCAGAGCTCATATTACGGAAAGGTAAATACTCCTTTGTTAACTCCTGAACAATTCGCTAAAAATGCTCCGATTGCTGTTATAGATTGTTCAAAACAAAACGAATCTGTTAAGTCTTCTACTGTAGATATTCGAATTGAACTTGAGTTTGAAGAAAATGTACCGGAAAACACTACTGCATACTGTTTGATTCTACACGATTCGATTATAACGTACACACCGCTTACTGGTGTTGTTAAACGAGTGTTGTAAATAACTTCATCTTACCCCCTCCATAAATGTTTTAGTATAAATACTGCATCTCTACTGTAAAATCTTCATTCTAGTAGAGTCAACCATTTAAGATGGATTCTGAAATTTCTACATTTACTGATGAAACAAATGCAAAGACTATGGATGATGATACAGCAACAGTAGCAGCAAATATAAATGTAATGGAGGATGGGAATAAGGAAGAAGTTAAAGCAGGTTCAAAAAGGAAAAGAAAATCCGAAGAAAAACCTACATTTGATAACATAGCAGATGTTTTCTTGCGTATGACTTACCCGCTGTCTACCTGCATGATGAAGAACGTGACTGCCGGTCTTCTTACTTCTGAAAACTATCTGCCACATGTGATATTGAACCAAGGAATTAAAGGTTTATATTTTAGTGAAGCTGCTTGGGACAACATGACAAGCTATCTACCTATATTTGAATGTTACCTGTTAAACAATGTTTACGGTAGGAAAACTGCAGTGCGAATCGCATCTTCAGATATTGAAGTTGAAAGTATCAAATTAAGAGGAATAAGATACATTAGATTCAAAGATCTAACAAAACATGATATAAAAATTCAACTCACATCTGAAGAATTCACCATTCTAACAGCTACAAGTTTTGCTATAACACGATATGTGAAACAATTATCGTTTGTACTACCGATCGTTAAAGATTATTTGAACGATACAATGAACCGTCCTGATTTACCATTGTTATACGGTCCTATTGATACTTCAATATACAATCGGTTACCTCAAGATGTGTACTTATGGAGACAGATCAAGCAGACGATTAAGCAGACTGAAGATATCGTACCAGAAATAGCAGCGGAAGAAGAAGATTATGGAGGAGAAGAAGAAGAAGATGTAGTTGAAAACAAGTCTGAAGATGTATAAAACATCATACATGGTGAGTAGATTAGTTGATTTCTACACTTCACCGCGGTAAGTCATGACTCGATTTGTAAAGTTTCAAAACAATCTAGAGATGAAACCTGGTATAATAGAGTTTCAAAGTTTTAGAAATAGTAATAAGGAGTTCATTATAAAAGAACTTGTAATACTAGATGTAACAACCAATGCTTTATTTTACTTTCTTTTCAAACCTCCCTTTTCATTTCATTCGTTGAATGTAGAAGCTAGAAGAACGAACAGATGGCTTTCTCAATACTTTCATCATATAACTTGGAGAGAAGGATTTATATCGTATAATAATCTAGAAGATATTATGCATAATTTCTGTTATAAGTTTTCTCATGTTTATACAACAGGTATGGAAAAGTGTAATTGGATTAAGATGTATACAACAGCTATTGTTAAAAACTGTATGCTTCAAAAGGATTACCCTATTTATCAAGAACAAACATGTATAAATATAAGAAATGAAAAACATAAAGGATCTAACTGCGCTCTAAGAAAGGCATATCGTTTATACTATTACCTTTTTAATCCGGTAGAACAACCAATTAAATGTAATGATGAAAATGATGATAAAAAAGAAGATGAAGAGGAAACCGGTAACAATAACATAGCTGTTGTAAAATATGGGGAAAGCGGTGATGAAGATGAGAGTGAAAGGTATAAATACGGTCAGCCTCCAACCACCTTCCATGAAATGTGGTCAAGACATAGAGGAGGTAACAACTGTAATAAAGAACATGGAGACTTCACGACAATTCCTGCAGTCTCTTACGGAACAGTTTAACTCCCATGCGAAGAGTAAAAGTCTTCCTACAAAAAGATGTAATGAATTGGAAGAAGAGAAACATTATATTATACATTCGATGATGAAAATAGACACTTCAGTTGGTGATGCAGTAATAGTAACTTTAAGCGAAGCACCGTACAAGTCAGGAGATACTCCAAAGTTTCAATTGTTTCTACCTAGGAAGTTTATCTATTTACTTCAGAACATGGAATTGGATGCTATATTACCTGGATCTCTCTATTTAGTATCTCATGGACAGTGCGGATTAAACTCTTCAGAATTATCTATTCATCAGACAGCTTCATGTTGATTTCTTAACATTGTAGTAGCATAAGTATCTATGTATTAAAATATCTATGTATTGAATAAAAATAAATAAATAAATAAAAAAAAAAATCTTGACTTTCATTTGCATGGAAGTCAAGGTTTTTTTTATTGCAATCCTACCAATGACCTTGACATATATTTTCAAGGTCACGCTAGTTGTGTTAGTATCAAAATGAGTGTTGACAAGTTCGGACGTCACGAGTTATCTCATATGAAGAAAAGCTTGAAAGGAGATGCAGGTGTAGGATTTATTCTCACTGCAGATGATAACTACGATATGAATGAAAGGATTATTCGTAACGTTGGATATCCTGAAAACAGTAGTGATGCTGCTACTGTTAAATATGTAAACGATATTGGTTTGATAATAAATAAAGATTATTACAATGCGAAAAAAAGACGAATTTGCAACGTTGCAGATCCAACAGATGAAAAGGATGCAGTAAATAAGGAGTATCTCTTCTCTACTTGTCCTATAAAAACCGGTACTGTTTATAAACTTAACGGTGAAATAGTAAGAAATATAGGAGAACCTTTACTGAATACAGATGCAGCGACAAAAGGTTATGTAGATAATTCAACTCCTGAACAATTTGAAGATCATTGGAAGTTTAACGATAAGAGATTGAGTAACGTAAAGGAACCGATATACGATGGAGAAGTCGTTACATTAAAATCACTTAAGGAGTTATCATTTTGTAAATCTGAAACTGAGGACAATAGCTTTAATGCAAAGAACAGGAAAATATCTAACCTTGGTGAAGGAATAGCGAGTACAGATGCAGTAACTAAGAATTATGTAGATAAGGTTTCTTTAAAAAAAACAACAGATGGACATTATAGTTTAGAGAATAAACTAATACGAAATCTTGCTCAACCAATAAACTCTAACGATGCAGCCACTAAGCAATATGTAAATCAACAAAGTTTTTTTAAAACTAACGATGGAAACTATGATTGTCAGAAAAAACGTGTTACAAATTTAGGTTATCCTTTGCAGGAAACCGATGCAGTTTCAAGAGAATATTTACATGACATTGCTATTAGTAGACCAGTAAAAGGTGACACTAATGAGTTTGATGCACATAACCGACGCATTAAACATGTAAGTTACCCTATCGATGAACTAGATGCTGCTAATAAAACGTACATTGACTCTCAATGCTTAACAAAAAACAAAACAGGAGTCTTTTGGGATTGTAATAATATGTATTTACGACATATAAAAGAGCCTAAAAACCATGATGAAGCTGTGAATCTAAACTTTTTTATAGGGGTGATATGTGAAGTTATGTACTTTACTTTTTCTGAAATTAATAAAGCACGTATTAATCCAAAAGACATGAAAGATAAAGGTCAATGGGTAAAGAATAATGTATTAGATAGGTTTTT